TACAAGTTATTTTAATTCTTGTTTGCGGAACTTCTACTAAATCTACCATTCCAGATTCAACTAATTTAGAATTTTGTTCTAAAAATTGAAAATATTTTTCTTCATCTAAAATAGACTCTTGTCCGTCTTGTCTATTAAATAACCTGTAAAAAGGTACTTTAACTTTTTGAAATCTTTCTAATACTCTATATCTCTCAACCCTAGTAATGTCTCTTCCTGTTACTTCATCAGGCGTAAATGATTGTGAAGAGTTTTTCATTTGAGAAGACGGATAATCTTCTTCATATGTAATAGACTCTATATCATCTATTTTATCAATTAAAGTAGGGTATATATTTAATATTTGGTCTCTAGTTAATATAGTGGAAAGTATCATTCCAGCCGCATCGTCAAAATATCTATTTCTAGAAGATGGGTCTACGTAAACTCTAAATGGGTCTACATACGTGAATTTAACCTCGCCCCTGCCATAATCTGCCTCCGGGTCAATATAGGCATAAAAATATCCAAGCCCAGTTGTAGCATAATCATGCACTGCTTGCTTGAATTGAGTATCTCCATCAGAGATATCCCAAGTGTACTCTAGTATAACACGCCATACTAGGGCGAGTCTGTTATCAGAATCTTCTCTTCCTATAGCGCTGTATTTAGGCGAACGAGAAGACAACAGTGATTTAAGTTTTTCTATTGCAGCATATACTCTGTCAATAACAAAATCAGCTTGACCAACAGATTGTAATGCTTGTGACTCATCATTTGTATAATGATTACCAAGAAAGAAATCAATTGAATCTCTTGCCTCAGTATCCCAATCTACCCTACTATCTCTCCACAATCTCCATAATTGCTTATTAACTTCAGCAGGATTTTTTTCCTGCTCTTCAATTTCTTGTATACTAGAAATAACAATACCCTCGTATTAAGTTTACTATTTTAGTAGATAATTTACTAATAAAATTGCTTAAATGCAAGTCTTTTTTTAAAATAATTATATTTTTTGCCCAGTTACCCATGATATAACAGATTTAGCTGTAAGTTTCTTTTCTCTTTTTTCTATATATTCATCAAATTCATCTGATTCAAATTTTCTACTAAGAGGTGCTCTAGCGTGTACAAGTGCATACCAAATCCCATCTAATAGGTCATCATTCTTTCCTTTTGGAAATTGAAACATTTCATCTACAAGATCTTGATGTTTTCTTTTTATATGCATTTTACCTCTATTTACTATTGGGGCTACTAAAGATTCCAACCTATCTTCTTTTTTAATTCCAGAAGGAGGCCTAACTCCTTTTGCAATTCCAGGCATCATCTTCCTATCTGTACCCGATAACTGGTTAACAGCATCTTTAATAATACCCTGAGCTCCTACAAGTTCTACATTTGCTCTTTTAATTGGCATATATTCTTTAGCATAGCTTAATATTTCTGATGGCATTTCATACAAAGGTATTCTTTCTCTAAAATAATCTATAATATATACATTTTTATCACTATCCATCCCAACCACCATAATAACTTGATAATCACTATTAGCATTTGATTCATATGCTAAGTCAACACCGATATAAACATTTACAGGTATTGCATCTTTTTTATCTACTATGTAAGCAAAATTACCTTTAGAAACAAACTCTCCATCATAATTAATTAATCTATCTACTTTAAACTTTGCATTCTCTAAATCTCTAGCCTCATTTAAATATTCTTGAGCAAACTTATGAGTAAGTCCCACATCTTGAAATCTTCTTCTTATTTCATTTAATTTTTCTACTGGAAAATAATTAGGCCATAATGCAATTCCATTATCAATAGCTTTATGATATACAACTTCCCAAGCATATCTTCTTTCTTCTTTAGTTGCTTCTTGATATCCATCGTATATCCCCTGTAAAAAAGAATCAAAATGGACTATTGTACCTATCAACCATATTGAACCTTCATTATCAGTAGAGTTTTCTAAAGCTGGTTCTACGGTTGACATAACCCATTCCTTAATCTCTCTTCTTCTATCTGGAGTTTTAGTATTTAATTCAGATTCAAAGTCATCAAGTATTATGTTTGTATATCTTAAGCCTAATTGAGAACGACCACGAAGTCTTTGACTAGTTCCTTTTGCTATTATTCTATCACCCTTAATAGTAGTAAACTCTTTTTCTGTCCACTTAGTTCCTTGTATATCTCCAAAATAATAATTTAAAGCAGGGTTTATTTCAATATGGTTTTGAATATATTTAATATGGTCTATTGCTTGAGATTGTTCTTCAGCTACCCAAGCTATAAATTCTTTTTTACCTTCTGGGTTAAAATAAAGCTTATGCATTAATGCTGCCTTTGCTAAAGTACTTTTACCATGACCCCTTGGAAGTATAATACAAATTCTTTTTTTATCATCATCTAATAAAACATTACTAAGTTCATATTGATAAGGAGCTGGCTGAGACTTCATAAAGTCCTCTGGCATAAATAACTGACCAAAGGTGACTATATCCTTTCTAGCCATCTCTAGTACTTTTTCTTTTTCTTTTAAATTAGACGATACTATGTTAAATTCAGCATCTTTTGCGTCTTTTGACTTAGCCAATCTTGCTCCGGAACTTCTTCAAATACAGATTTATAACTCATTAAAAGTGGGCCAGCTATATATATCCAAGCTTTAGTAACTGGAGTATTATCTTCTTCATACACATCAATTGCTTCTCTAGTATATAAACCACTGCTAATACCTTCATAACTATCATAAGATAACAAATCTGTATCATCAACCCCTAAAAGCTCTACTACCGCACCCTTACCTTCTTTATTTTTAATTACTGCTGGAAAATTTTTATGACCTGGAAATACTAATGAAACATTTTTTATTCTATATGTTTTATCACTTCCTTTTCTAAGCGTGCCATATACTGCTAATTTATCCATTTCTCTTTGCTCTCTTTCTATACCAAAGATATTTTAATATTTCATTCTTTGCTTCACTTCCTCTAACACCAGCAACAGAAACAATTTGTTCTACTTCAGCTTCAATTTCATTTATATATGTTATTGTATCCCAACTAGCATCAGACCATATATCATAGTCTAATGAGTCTTCATTAGATAAAAGAACGGTAGGTATTAAAAACATTAATAACTTATGATTCAATTTCTCTTTTAGCCTCAGCAAGTTTTTTTGTTTCTCCACCTATTGCAGCTAACTGGTCTTGTGAAAAACCCTGGAACACTGTTACAGACTCTGATTTCTTTTCAGTGTCTTTCATTCCAGATATAGTAACAAGTTCTTTAAGTATACTTACTTTATCACTATCTTTACCATCTGGACTTTCTATAATGTTTTTCATTTTTTCAAGTATGTAAAGAGGAGTTATCTCAGCCTCATTAAGTACTTTATCTATTTCTTCTCTTATCAATCCACGAACCCTTTCAGTATTCATTAATATTTTTGCTTGACCTTCAGCATAATTTCTATTATCTGTAGGATAAGCAGAAACAAAAGCGTCTACTATATCATCTCCTTTAGCTACATACTTAGCAAAAAGAAACTCTCTTTTAGTAGGTTTCTTTCTATCTCTTTTAATTTCATACGGAGATTTATCTCCAGAACCTAAAGAGTATATATTTTTCCTAGGCTCACCGTCCATAGTGATAGTATCACGACAAACAAATGAACCTATAGGAGTCCTAATATAATAATTATACACGCCCTCGACTGTTCCGTTTTTCAATTCTCCACGATGAAGAACAGGGCACACCTGGCCATCGTCAGTCTTTACCCAGCTACTTGTAGAGCCATCCCTCCAATTGGTGTATAGTTTTTCATTAGGGTAATCTTTTCTAAATTCTTCTACGGTTTCATATATTGGATAAGATTTATTCTTTATCTTGCGTGTAATCATGTCCAGTTACGCAAACAGTTGATAAAGCTTCAATATGTCCAATAGTCCATCCGTAAGAATTTAATAACAATATACATAATATACTAAACAAAACTCTTAAATGCAAATTATATATTGTAAAAAAACTACGCAGGAACAACATTAGCATTTGTATACTCTTCTATTCTTTTGTGAAGGTCTTCAAGTATTTCAACATCTGCTACATTATGGTCAAATACATATTTCAATGCTTTTTGATTTCCATATCTAGCATCTCTCCATACCCTAGGGTCTAAATTAGTTTTACCAGCTATTCCTAAAAACTCAGTAGCAGCTTTTAAACTACTTCTATGCAATTGAAGTTTAGATCTGACAAGATAATACAAATCTTTATGAGATAAACTTCTAAATTTAGGGAATGGCAAACCATGGTCAAGAGCTCTAGTTCTCATAAATGGTACATCAAATCCAGTTCCATAGTATGTCATAATTAAATCATATTTATTTAAAGCTTTTATAAGACTATTCATAATCCTATAATCATACTTACCATTAAATACTTCAGATTTTTTTATTACATCACTAAATACTTCATCTTTATCTCTAGTTTTTATTGCCCATGATAGCATAATATCTACATTTGCTTTTAAACCAGTTGTTTCTATATCTAAATAGCCAATAGTCTTTTCATGCCCAGTTGCATATCTACTAGGTTTTCTAAGTCCTAATGTTTCTATTTTTCTAGTTACAGCTTTATATGTTCTATTATATCCTTTTAATAATAATAAATGATATAATTGATATGCGCTTTTAGCACTATTCTCATATTGCTCTAAAATTGCAACTTCACTTTCACTCCATGGAGTTCTCTTCATTTTATTATATACCTCTTTATTTTAATTAATAAGTTAATTGAAAACATTAATAAGTTTAAAAAAAATGCTTCTACAAGATAAAAGCATGTTACTGCTATATTCTTCATTATTTTCCCCATTTACCTTTATCTACTATCTGTGACATTATACCATATACAGACAAATCCATAAAAGAGTCCGAAATTGACTCATTTTGGGGCTTTTCTCCATTCTTCACTACCAAGTTCAATAGTCTGTTTATTTTGTCGTTCATGCGTACAATAAGGCCCGTTAAAGACAATCGTATGTTATCTGGGCTATCTAACATTGTACCCATTGCTATATTACCAGTTCCATAGTCATTTTGTTTAATGCAAAATAGTTTATACTGTTCATCTTGAATAGCCCGAAACTCTTCAGTCATCTCGGGCCATTCTTTTTCTATTTTGCTAATGATAGAATCTGTCTTACGTTCTTCTTCTGAAAACACTATCTTAGCCATATTATTACTTTACTTTCTTCCAAAGGTAATCAGCTACCCCAAGCTGTAATAACCCATTAGATAATGCATCTATTGACCTTTCATCATGGTCACACCCAGTATTAGCAAAAATAACATGAATTACTTCATGCATAAATGTTTCTACTTTTCTACTGTGAGTCATATCCTTATCAACAAGTATTGTATTAGTCTTTACATCATGCATTCCCAATAACGACTTGCCTTCAGGTGTGGGCTCTAAGGTTGTTTCATTAACTTTATAAGTATGTCCTCCAATAACGAATTTCATATTCTCACTCCTCTGTTTTGTAGTTTCCTACGGTTATGTATGTTCCAGTTGCTTTTACAGGTAATTCCTTTTTCTTTACAAAATCAATCATTTCTATAGCTCTTCGTACTTGCTTCCTAAACTCTTTTTCTTTTTTTCGGTCTTTCATCTGGTATGCTCTTTATTACAATAGTTTCAAAATAATTACACTTTTTATCGGCTATACACGGTTTCCCATATAATTCTTTATCAAGCCACATATAAAGTATTCCGTCTTTCCTCTGCATCATTGCGCCTAAACAATTACCCGACCAATAGTTACAACAGTATTCTTTTGCAATTGTTAAGTTATTACTCATAATCTCTGGCTGAACTTACTAAACCTTATCCTTTCCATGCAAATCTTTTTTTATTTAAAATAAAGGTTGCATTAATAGCATTTTATGTTGTATATTTAGAGCGGTGAACCAAACAAACTAGAATATATTTAATTATATATATAATATATTAAAAGAAAATATAATACTAACGTATTATAACAAAGAAAAGAAAAAACTTGCATTCAAAGCAAGGATATTAGTAACTTCTGTTAAGTTAAAAGAGAGGAATACCAATATGTCAAAGATATCTGAAGAAAAATTAATTGCAATATATAATTTCCTTAATGATTTAGGTCATTTGAAGGTATTAGATGTAAATAAAGCAAAAACGTTGGCAAAAGAAATAAAAACTTATGTACACGATAGTTGATGATAACGAAGAAAAGCGCATTTATAGAACAGACAGAGGTGCTTGGATAGAAAAGATCTACCCTGGTTACAGAGTTTGTAAGTATGAAGACCCTATAGATGCAGAAATTGCAAAGAACTTTATAGAAAATAAAGAAAGAAGACAAAATCTTAAAGTAATTCCAATTAAATTAATTGAGAAAGAAATAAAATTTGGAGGGAAAAAATAAAATAATGGAAATATTAACCTTTGCTAAAGAATTTTGTGACATATTGCAGCACGATGGACGCATTTTAGCTGCAGGTTCTGATATTCAGGCAC